GACTACTCGTTGACTAAAGCTGTCGTAGGTAGCGGAAATGTATGCGGTACTTGCGCTCTCAAACACAACCGCAGTACCAAAACTGATGCTGGTGCCACTGACTGTTCCGACGATAGCAGTACCGTAGTTGGAGTTGGCTACGTCCCGATAAGCGATGACTACTCTCTGAGCGTTGCTGTCGTAGGTAGCGGAAATGTATGCGGTACTTGCGCTCTCAAACACAGTAGCAGTACCGAAACTGATGCTGGTGCCACTGACTGTTCCGACGATAGCCGTACCAAAGCTGGAGTTGCCAACGTCTTGATAAGCGATAACTACTTTTTGAGAAACGCTGTCGTAGGTAGCGGAAATGTCAAGGGTGGCCGCGCTCTCAAACACAGTCGCAGTACCGAAACTGATGCTGGTGCCACTGACTGTTCCGACGATAGCAGTACCAAAGGCGCTGTTGCCGTTGTCCCGATAAGCGATAACTACTTTTTGAGAAACGCTGTGGTATGTGGCGGAACTGTAGAAAGTGGCCGCGCTCCTAAACACAACCGCAGTACCAAAACTGATGCTGGTGCCACTGACTGTTCCGACGATAGCAGTACCGTAGTTGGAGTTGCCGGAGTCTTGATAAGCAATAACTACTCTCTGAGCGTTGCTGTCGTAAGTGGCGGAAATGTCAATGGTGGCCGCGCTTTCGAACACAACCGCAGTACCAAAACTGATGCTGGTGCCGCTCACCGTACCAACGATAGCAGTACCGTAGTTGGAGTTGGCTACGTCCCGATAAGCTATGACTACTTTTTGAGAAACGCTGTCGTAAGTGGCGGAAATGTATGTGGTATTTGCGCTCTCAAACACAGTCGCAGTACCGAAGGTCGGGCTTGAAAAAACGACTATGCCTGCCACGCTCACTGTTCCGTCAGTATTAACGATAACCGTTGAGCCGTCTGCCAGCGTTCCAGAAGCGACAGCTTGAAACGCGGGGCCGCCTGCTGCACTCGTCCATGCCGTGCCATTGCTAGTAAGGACGTTACCTGCTGTGCCGGGTGAAGTTAACCCAGTGCCGCCATTAGCGGCAGGCAGTGTGCCGTAGCCATCCGAAATAGCCTTACCAGCAGGATAGGTTACAAAGACATCCTTGGTACCTGCGGAGAAGGTAACCTTGGTCGTACCACCTGCACTTGATGCGAGCACCGTATCGCGGGATAGTGTTGTACCCGAAGCCGTGTAAGTGCCGATACCAACTTCCCACTCCGAACCTGCCGTAATAGTATAATACGTAGTATTGCCGTTACCGATAGCCGTGCCAAACGAAACATACCCGATAGGGGCCGTACCACTAAGCGTGATCGTGCCCGTACCAGTTGTCGTAGTTGTGTCCTTGACACGGTCTGCGAGAATAAGTGGCATTACATAGGGTTCCGTAGTTTATATTATGGCTGGCTATCGGCTACGCTACTAATGTTATTAAGCTTGACCAATACGAATAATTGCGTTCGCAGCATCAAATGCTGGGAAAACGATGGTGAAATCGCCTGCCGTCGAAGTCTTATCCGAACCAAAGTCCAGTACACATACCGCAGCGTTCGTCAGCGTGGTGTTCGCGTTCGAGTTAGCAGACGGCGTGGTATTATAAATAAGAGCGCCGCGAGCCGTAACGGTCGCATTGGTGAACGTAAGGTCGGTAAAGTCAGTGAAACCCGTACCATTGGTAGTCGTTGAGTTAGTTGTACCGACACCGGTACGCGTCAGCGTGCCGCCACCAGCCGTGTAGTTTGTGCCGGTCACTTCGTTGGTAGCCGAATAAGCCGTCGTGTTTGCATCAATCGTAGCTGAAGAAGTGTACATGGCTAACTTGAAAGTGTCGCCACCTGTTACACGAAAGTCGTGTACGGCGAGCATAAGTTCAGCTTTGAAACTAGTGCACATTGCTTGGGTAATTGGCATGTTAAGGCCTCCTTATATATCGAGTATGGCGGTTAGCTCTGGATGCCCCGCCTGTTTAAATTTACTTACCAGAGTTACATTATGAGACCGAATTGCTTCGTGCATATAAAACACAATTACTTCCCGTATATTTTCTCGGAAAGCTTCGGCCTGATCGCGGATAGCTGGGTGTGTCTGACTACCTACGTACATGATCTTGTCTAATGCGCGGTCAGCAATTTCTTCAGGCGTAAACCCACGGTTATCCGAGGTCATTACCATAACGTTTCCGATATTACCTGCTGCTAAATCAAACATCTATACTACCTCACTGGGTACCGTACTTGCGGAGTCCGATACATATCTTGACGGTTCTTGCCTTCGCCCAGTTGCTTCAGCATACCCATCGCTTCGTTGTAGCGCTTTTGGTATTCAGCAATAACGTCAGCTTCGCCTTTCATGAACGTATACGCTTCTAATAGCGCGCCGTAAAGTAAAACGCTCTCAAAGTTATCACCTAACCACGTCGAACCTGCAACCGTAATCGACGGCGGGTAGTAGAAATAGTGAAGTTCTGCGCCGTAATTTTGGTCTGGGGTAGGTCCAAGGATGAAGGAGTTCACATCAAAGAAAGCGTAGTGAGTTGGCGGTCCCGTCACATTTGGATTAGGGAAGGACGAACGAATAAAGCTCACATCTTTATTCAGCAGGAACTCGTACGACCCAGTATTTGCGTCAATCAACGCGATTGAAAACGTAGCAAGCCAATCCGAAGGAACAGAAAGATATTTGTTGTTGGCGGTCACGCTGCCGGTGACGTTCTTCCGTAAGTCCAGAAGTTGGACTGAGTTGAAGATGCGCTCTTCGGCGTTAACGATGAAAATATCAATTTGCTCAGTCGAAGTGAGTCCACCCGACCCTACCGTATCCGGAAAGTCGTTTTCGGTGTAACCCTTAATTGCTTCGACGAGTTCAGCGTAATTCATTAGCCAAGCTTCTTGCTGCTGTGTGTACCCTTGGTAGCCGCACCCGTACCGCGAGTCTTCACAGTCTGAGTGTTAGCTACGTTGTTAGGATAGCCTGAGTTGTTCTTCACAATAGGCACCGTTTTTGGTTTATAGTCCATATTATTTACCCCGCGAAGATGACTTCTGATTGGCGATCTTGGCTAGGTTACGGCCCATTGCACCCATCTGTGCGTTGGTCTTGCCGCCCTTGGCCATCTTAGTCAGAGGCTTACCCTTGTGCATTGCGCGCTCGTGCTTGTGCACGGCCTTCGCTGCGGTAGCCTTATCCTGCTTCATGTCTTTCTTATCCATCACTAATTCTCCGTCTCGACTGTTACGGTCCCTATTTGACCAACACCTAATAGCGTATTTGGAAGACCAAATAAACCCAAAGGATTATTTAACCCTACAGGGGCCCAACCCCACTGAATTATGCGGCTACCATCGGTTGGGTTATTGTCCACGTTCAGGCCCGCTTGTCCATAGCTATTGTCTGGGCGTGGGTCGCGCAGCGCTTGTGGGTCATCCACGGGGTACATACCCAACTGAAGCTGGGGCTGATCTGGTTCCCAGCAAGTGGGGCACACGAGAATGTTGATGTTCTTGGTCTTAATGACAAGCCGCTTAAGCTCCTTAAGCTTGTAGCGGAAGTTACAGCGGTCACACTGGGCGATTGCCCACTTACCAGAGGCGAACCGATTAGGCACGTATCACCGGAAATACTGACGAGGTGCGATGCGCAAAGGCGCTTTCTCACGGTCCTCATCAGCAGCCTGCTGCCAGAGTTCTTCATACTGCATCTTCAGCCCCGCAGAACGCTCAAGCGCGCCGGGAACCTTTAGGGATAGGTGATACGCGAGACCAGCCACCAGACAAGGGAGGAACCTAAACGGTATATCTTGCGTAGTAACACCTTCACCAGCATCCTGTAAGCGGCGCAAGCGCCAGTAAACAAATGTATAATAGCTGTTCTGGTCAGGCGCAGGCCACACGTTGATGCTCGGGTACTGGATACCGGAGGGGTTTTGCGCACCAGATTGGCGGTTAATCCACACTTGGATAGGCCGACCCTGCGCGTTCTTATTTGGAATAGTCGAGTATGTGTCGATACTGATACGGTTAATAGTGATATCAGTCTGCTGCTGCCCAGTCTGGGTGCGCACGACATGCTCAAGTAGGTCTATGGTATCTACCGGCAGGTCATAGACGATCTGTCCCTGCACCATGGGGATCGAACCCTGCTCAATGGTCCACAAGTTAATGCCACGGTTAGCCCACTCAATAGTGAGCAGGTTCAAACTGCGGCGTGCAGTGCGTAAGTCATAACCCGTGCGAAGCTCAGCCCCACAACGCTCAAAAGCCTCTTCGACTAGGTCGTTGAGGTTGAGGTTAAATGTGGTGGTGCCAGAGGTAGTCATCGGTACTTAGCTGCCTTCTTTGCTATGGCCTTTGGCTGCTTAACGAACTGTTTGCCCGCCTTAATGCCTGCGCGTTTCGCCTTGCTTGTAGCAGAGTATTCCTGCGAACTCAAAGCCTCACGTGCTTTCTTAGGTAAGTAGCGCTCACCCGTAGCTTTCGGCCCTTGAGTAGACGGCTTGCCTGACTTGGTTCCCCAGTCTTCCTTACCCCATTTGGACAAAGATTTCTGCGCTTCTGTCTTCGGGCCGCTGTAGCTGCCGCCGGACTTCTTGTACCGCTGCGTAGCAAGCTGGGCTTTGCGTGCGGACCATTGACCTGCGTTTCCACCTTTGTCGCCAGCTTTTACACTAGCGACAATGCGTTTCCATTTAGGTTCGTCCGACCGAGCCATGATTAAAACCTCATCATGCTCATATTACGCATGGCTTGCATACGTGGGTCTTCTTGGCCGACCTGCTGAGAATAGGGGTTAGGCGCTGGGGGTTGAGTCATCATTTGCGGCTGCATTGGATCACTGACGGGGCCACCTGAAATCCTAGGTTGCGTCGGGTCGAAACCAAAGTCGGACCCGCGCCCACCAGAGACTTGCGGTTGGGGTTGGGGTTGGGGCTGGGGTTGGGGCTGCTGCGGAGCCGGAGGGAAAGTCATAGGTTGTTGTTGTTGTCGCTGCCGCGCTGACAATATGCGTTGCCGAAGCATATCGAAGCCGCCGAAACGCTGCTGGGGCATACCAAACCCACCACCAAAGCCGTTAAATCCGCCGAAGCCGCCGAAGCCCTGCTGTTGCTGAGGCATACCGAAACCACCGAAACCGCCGAAGCCCTGCTGTTGCTGAGGCATACCGAAGCCACCGCCAAAACCACCGAAGCCCTGCTGTTGCTGACCACCGAAGCCACCGCCAAAACCACCGAAGCCCTGCTGTTGCTGACCACCGAAGCCGCCCTGTTGATTGCCAAAATTACCTGCAGGAATCATATCACTTACCTTTATTGAAGCCCTTTAGCAACTGCGCAAACCGTGCACGTTGGCCTAACTTACCGGGAGCCTTAGCGGCCTTAGCAAGCTTACCGGCTGGGATTTTCTGCCCTTTCTTGGTGCCTAAAGCCGAGCGCAATGCACCGGGCTTCTTAATGGCCTTCGAAATATCGAGCTTCGCCTCGCCGCCTTTAGCATACATAGTCACTTCGTCGGGGTTATCCTTACGACGAATTGTCTTCGCCCCCGGCATTTTAGAAGGGTTTATAGCCCCCATACCCCGACAAGCGCGCATTAGCAGGAGCCGCCGTTTTTCATCTTGACCATCGAAGTCTTGGTCTTGCCTTTGACAGCACAACCGTCGATGGAGCCGCCCTTGGCGAACTTCATCATTGCACGACCCTTAGTGTCGGCTGACTTCTTCTTCATAGCAGCGCCGAACTTAGTTGCCTTACCGCCTTTCGCCATACCCGGCTTAGCATTGCGCTTTGCCAGTTCCTTAAGAAACTCTTTACGCTCTGGGGTCAACGGCACGGTGTTTGCACCACCCGTAATCGGCTCTTTTGGTTTTTTCTTCGGCGGCATTGGTTGCGAAGATGCCGAACCACCTTTAGCGTATTTCATAATTTTGCCTCCTTTGGCTTTACCGTATTTAGCTTCCTGTGACTTTCTGTAGGCGTCAGATGTTTTGAATATGTCGCCTAAAGAGCCGCTACGTGACGTAGAACCCTTTGGTGCCATCAACGCCGATGAAGCGGCAGGTGCGCGTGACTTTCCGAGGTTAGCAGCTCCATAGCTGTTTTTACCGGTTTTCAAGTCGTCGAAAGCCTTCCTGTCCATCCTAGTAACAGGCTCTTTTTCAGCTGCTGCTGCTATTTTACGACGGTTTTGCTGCTGCTTACGGAAATCGGCGCGCCCTGCTTCCAGCCGTGCCCGAGTGCTAGACATAGACGGGTTGTCGATATTTGGTTTCTGTACAGGCTTCTGTACGGGCTTCTGTACAGGCTTCTTAGCAGCGGTAGCGAGGTCCGACTTAGGCGCAGTTAACGCACCTAGGGTGTCTGTGACTTTCCCTGTAGGCCCAGCGGTATCTTTAGTTACCGACTGTGGTGCGCCGTACTTGCGGGTCTTTGTGAGGTTGCTTTCTGCGGTACGCTCTGCGGCGCGAGTAGCTGTACGATCAGCACCTGTGCGCTTGGCAAGATCATCCTTGGCGTCAGCAATGCGCTGCTGGCGCTTTGCATCAGCTACTTCAGCAGCCTTACCCGTCTTACGCTTCATAGCATTTGCGTAGTCTTTTTCGATATCTGCCATACGACGGTCGTAACGACCTTGTGCGCCACCGGCTGAGAACTTTTTCATCGTACGTGCCATAATTATACCTTTCTCATCTCATCAACCTTGGCCTCAAGGCGCTCGAAGGCCCGGTCAAACCGATCCCCTAGCTTATCAACCAATGTGTTCATCTCCGCACGGGTCACATGTTCCCGAGCCATTTCTTCCCGTGTCTTGTTAAGCAGTATACTTATACGGGTGAGGTCGTCGAACTTACCTTTAAACAGGAAGCCCATGATGCCCACCACTGCGCTCAGTATGATGTTCCAGATCATCATTTCCATGTCAGCACTTCCAAGCACGGAGGGATTTGTTGATACGGCTGTTAGGATCATTAGCGGTCTTCTTCGATGTGAGTTTCTTCTTCATTCCCGACATCCGTGCGCAGAATGACTTCTTGCGCGGACCACCTTCAGGCTGCGGAGCCTTCAACCCGGGCTTACCCGGATTAGCCTTATTGTAAGACGCACGACCCTTGGCGTTCAGCCCGCCAGACTTCGCTTTGCCTTCTTTGCGTGTCCAAGCAGGCGTCTTGGCCATCAGATAAAACGTCCTTTGGTTTTGCCTTGGGTAGCGATACCATCACCACGCTTAGAAGCAGTTGATCCGCCTTTGGCCATCTTTTTAACCTTGCCGCCCTTTTTAAACTGCTTGGTATTCTCGCCACGGTCTGTAACTCCGAAGCGACCGCCCATAGCGGGGGCTTGTTCAGCTACCATAACTTCTTCTATCATCGGACGAGCACGCATACCGGATGCAGCAGCGCGCTTGGCGTCGAAGTCAGCCCTTTGCATAGCCGCAACTTCTGCGGCTGTCGCTGCGCGTCGAGCGGTCTTCTTCTGTGCCGCTCCAGCCATACGAGGCGCTATACCCGCCATAGGGCCAAGTGCCTTATTCATTGCACCGAGTCCCTTACCAAATATACCCTTACCCGTTACAGCGCCTGCGAACGGTGAAATATCTCCAAGCTTAATACCCATTATGCTGCGTCCTTCTGTGCGGGGACAACCATCGGATAGAGGATGTCTTGACCGTAGTTACCGATATATTCCTGTACGCCCATATGACCTAACGAGATTGATGGGTCGATCCAGACGTCGAAACCGAGTTCACGTGCACGGTCGCAGAAGAGGAAGTCTTCCCCCATGTAACCTTCTTCCGTAACTTGGAAATCAAACATCGCGGTAAGCGTGCGATCTGAGCGAGTGTCATAGTATCTCCATTCTGGATGGGCTTCAGCCATCTGCTCAAAGACTTCACGACGAACCAGCATAAAGGCAGTCGCCACGCGCTTCGCACGTACGAGGCCCATACCGTTCATGGTGAGTTCGCCATTTTCGTCATGGTCAAGCGTAGCGATGTAAGTTTTGGTTTCGCTGCGCGTACGGGGCACCGCAGCTACAATACCCTTCTTAGGGTCTGTACCCCACGCCATAAGGCGGAATACATCTTCTGGCTCGAAGTTAATGTCCGAGTCGATGAACATTAGGAAGTCGCAGTTCGACTCAAGCAGGTCTTGCGCCAGCAAGTTGCGCGCACGGGAGACAACAGAACAGCCGCAAATGCTGCCAATCTGAATATCAACCCCGTGCTGCGCAGCCTGTTGCGCGAAACGAGCAAGAGAAACAGCTAGCTTCAAGGATACCTTGAAGTCGTACGCTGGAAGAGCAATGAAGATGCTCTTACCAGCTAAGTCGTAGCTTTGTTCCTGTTGCATATATCACCCGTAAAAGGTTGTAGCGGTTACGTTTGCAGGCAAACCTACATAAATCCCGTTTTCCGCAAGGATGCCTTCGCCGGGAACGAGTATAGAGTACGCCGTAGGATTGTAGGTATCGGCTTCTAACAGCAAGGTCATATAAACCGTCACGTTACCTGTACCCGAGGCTGCCGTAGTAACCGTAAAGGTGGTGGCATTAGCAGTAAGCACCGTATACGAACCGTCCACAGCGGTACCACTAGTAAAATCTAGAAATACCCTATCACCGGCAACAAGATTATTTGCTACTGTGACGGTCAGCGTGGTTGAGGTGATGCTGTACGTACCTGCTTGCGGGTCGTTCTCCATAAAGAGGACGTTCCTCTGTGCCGCAGCCGCATTTGCAGAGATAATAGCCCCCTTCAGGCGCGTACGGGAGCCATACGCAACGCCTGAAGCGCCCAAATGTTTGGATTTGACATCATATTGCATACCCATCAGTATTCTCCTTCTTAGAGGTTGTTACCGATTACGAAGCAGTAGTAATTGCAGCCCAGCCGGTCGTGCCGTTGGTGTTGATGTATGCACGGTCGCCTACACCCGAACCATCGCTACGCAGGTAGAGCGAACCCTTAGCTGCTGCAACAGTCGGAGCGCCTGAACCCATATAGATGCCCATACCAGCGGCGACGTTAGTGCCGATGAATGCAGAAGCACCGCCAGCGGTGAGGCCCGAAGCGCTACGAGCGGTAACCGTGCTCGTTGCAGCCAAAGAAGTTACCGAAGTAGCTGCACCGAAAGTGCCGGTGACTGTTACAGTGCCGGTCGAGCCGTCGATTGAAATTGTTTGGAAGCCGTTCTCAGAACGAACTGGACCGTTAAATGTGGTATTAGCCATGATTTATCTCCTGTGTAGTAGCACTCGTACGTACCGTCTCTACTAAGTCCGCTGGGCCGGTCGGTACGAATATTGTTCCCTAGTAGCGTAGATATAGCACATATAAAAAAGAAGGGAAGAGATTTCTCTCCTCCCTTCCCCCCGTTCCCTTGAGCTACGCTCTCGGGGAAACTTATTAGGCTGCGCCTTCGCTGCCGTACATACCCAGAGGGTCTGACCAGCCGAACGAATAACGCTCACGAGCCTTGTAACGTACGTTACCAGTATCGAAGTCACCGTCCATGCCCGTCGCCATTGGCGTACGAACAAAGTGCTTCAGACCGTTTGGCACGTCTGTGGTCAAGAACCAAGCATCCGTGTCGGTCAAGAAGTGGTTTACAGCGTATCCTTCTGGGATCGAGCCGTTTGACTTCAGTGCGTTGATGTCGTTGTCCGCAGTCGAAACGCGAAGTTCGGTTTCGAGCAAGCGAGTAGCAACAAACATCAGGCTTGGTGGTACGACGAGCTTACGCGGTTTAGCCGCGATGAGCAGGCCACGTTCATCCGTCCACGCTGCAATCTGAATTACAGCCGCTTCAAGCGACGTTTCGTTCAAATCAGCAGGAGTGCTTGGGATGTTCGAGTTCGTGCCACCAGAAACCAATGGGTGTGAAGCCGAGAACAATGGAACGCCGTCGCCACCGGGATAATCGGTGTCGAAGCCATTGTTCAGGGTTGCAGCAGCCTTGGTCTGCTTGGTGTAAGCCATGGCGCGAGCCAGTGCCTTCGTGTAACGCGACGACAAGGAGTCGTACAAGTTATCTTCAATCGCTTCTTCCGTCAGCGAGAACCCGAGGGCAATCGTTTCGTGGTTGTAGCGAGCGGTGAAGACTTCCTGTGCGTTGTCATACGCGATGGCCGAACCTTCGTTCTTAACCGGAGCAGCCGAGAAGCCCGACAGCTTGGTTTCTTCTTCGAAAGAACGCTCAGAAGTCTCTGTTTCGTAGATTTCTTTGTGCTCTTCGCCGTAACGTGCATACTCAAGGCCGAACAAAGCGTTCAGTCCGGGCAACAGTTCTTTAAGAAGTTGTGCGCGTGAAATTGCCATTGTTCAGTCTCCTTATGCCAGACCGGTTGGGTTGAGGTAGCTGTGGGTGCCTTGGTTCCACTTGACGATAACTTCGGTGTAAGAACCGGGGCTACCTGCCAAAGCAGTTTCAGGGACAACGTCCACAACGCGGATAGGCCACGTCGAAGTAGTACCTTCAGTCGAGTCAACACCGACCTTAGAGTTACCAGTCGCAGTTGAACCTACGTTGTTCGCACCATTTGCCAACTTCACGTTCGAGCCAACAGCGGCTTGAGTGAGGTAGCTAACGGTGTTCGAGTTGGTACCAGCGCATACAGCAACCTTAAACAACGCATCAGGGTCTTCCTGAACGTATGCTGTGATGTCGCTGATGCTCGTGGTGCCGGGGTAGTACTGACGGAATGTCAAACCAAAGGTTGGGTCCGTATAGGTACAACCGAGGAAAACACCGACAGGGGTGGCCGAGTCTGTACCAGTGTCCTTGCCAACAGTACCGCCTGCGAGCAACTTAACGACGTCACCATAGAAGATGGCAGTCGAGGAGTTAACCGCGATTGGAAGTTGACGAGTAGCACCAGCAAAAACCTGTCCGCCGATCAAATTGATCGGGATTAGCCCGTAAGGGCTGGTAACAGAAGGGTATGCCATTTTATAGCTCCTTTAGCTATTTGCCTTTGCCAAATGACGTCGTAGACCGTTTTTCCCTAAAGAGTGGCATACGAGCGTCGTTCTCACGCATGAAGTTATTGTCCACGGAGTCCATCTGAGACTGATTTTTAGCAGCAAAGTATTCCTTACGCTGACGCATCAGTTCTTCCGGTGCCTTGCACAACAACAGTCCTGCGACTTCGATGTTGTCTTTGAAACGGCTATCAGGGTCTACCAACATCTGGAACTGAGGTTGTTCCTTGATGCTAACTGGCTCCCAACCTTCCCGTAGTTTGGACGAGATATTGCGAGGGTCGTTTTGGCCCATTGATGCTACACGTATCCAACGATACGCATAACCAGCTTGCTTGTCCGGTTCTGGCAGGGTCGATGCCGGTTGCCATACTTTAGGACGTTCAGCTTCTGCACGAGTTTCACGAGGGGCGCGGGTCAAACCCGATTTACCTTCTAGGGCGTCAATAATATCAGTCATTTTAATTCTCCATCTTCACTAGTTCACGGGCATACTGTTCAGCTGTTAAGCCTAGACGTTTTGCGATTGCCAACTGGGACTGTTTCAACACAATCTTTTTGGGGGACCGTGTTCGTGAGGCTGGAGCAACGACCGATGACGCTTTTTGTTCGCGTGCAGCGGGCTTGGTGTCACCGTAATCCATTTCATCTCCGAAGTAATCGGAGAAGCGACGGCGCATAGTTTTGTCTACAACGCCCCAATATTCGTCGGTGCCTGCAAACTGCGGGCCACGTTCATTTATGAGCCTCTGGTGAAGCCCAAGAGCAGTTGCGGTCATTTCCGGGTCTGTACCATACCACGTATTGCGCTCTTGCCACGCCATAGTTTTCTGGTCAGGCTGCGGAATTTGCACCTGCTGTTGAGGTATTTCTACCTCCTTATCTTCCTCCTGTAAAGTAGGACGATAATTATTTATTTGCTGCATCCGGTAGTTAACTTCAGCAAGCTTCTCTTGAGCGTCTGCTAGACGGTCTGCATCACCTGACTCGTAGGCTTCTTTAAACTCACGTTTGGCTGCAGCAGCCTCAAACTCCGCAGTTTGTTTATAGCTACCAATTAGCGACTGTTCGCCCTGTGCTAGTGTATTTTTTAACCTGCGGTTCTCTTCAAGAATACGTTGCGCAACAGAAAGAGCTTCTGTCTTTTCACGCATCTCGCGTTCTTTTTCACGACGCTCGTCATGCCAGACTTTCTTCATCTGCTTCAGACGTGTCTTTACCTTGTCGGAATAGTCTTCGAGCTCATCAGCTTCCAGTTCTTCAACAAGTTCCTTCGGCATTGGCTCACGGCCACGATCTGCTTCAGGGGTATCATCTTCAATTTCAATTTCGGGCGTATTAGCCTCAGAAACGGGGGTTTCGTCTTCGACTTCGTAGGAAAAATCCTCGAAGTCATCATTCTGCATGGTCATTTTACTTCTCCTTGTACGGGTTACGTCCGTTAAGCGCGGGAAATACCCCGTGGGTCTTCAACAACACCTTCTACACTGTCGTCGTTGATTAGGCGGAACTCACGACCGTGAATTTTCACACGGCTACCTGCCATTGGGCGGGTCAGAATGAAGTCACCTTCTTGGCACCATGGGCCAGACGGGAAACGTTTCTCGTCCTTGTAGCAATCTGGACCCATCTTAAGCACCATAAGCACTGGGGTAGTGAGTTCTTCATACTGCTTGGTAGAGTCGGCCTTGAAGATACCGCCAGCGGTCTTGTCTTCGACTTCAGGGATAGCACACAATATGCGATAGCCTGATGGGTCTGGAAGCTGCTTGGCTTTCTTATCGTCAGTGTCGGGTAGGACTGTTGCGTCCTCGATGTTATTTACGTCCGTAGCCAGAAAAATCTCTGGTAGTACGGGGAGAGTATTGTCCTCTTCAGTCATCGTCATGTTCCATTCTTTGTGCGGTTTCAGCGATGAAACCGTTTGACATCATAAGTCCGCGAATAATTCCGCAGGCATATTTATATTCCCCATGGTCCTTTGCAGTGCCACGGGCGAGGTCGCCGCTAATTACGTCAATCTCATCTTGTACCTTTTTTGACAGGTACATCAGTAACTCATTTGTCATTCATTCTCCTTGGGCGTTGCTTGGTTGGGAACGGGTTGTTCACTTTGGAGGGCTTCACGGGCAATTTCGATACCCATGCGGAGTCCTTCTGCTTCCTGCTTAGCTTCCATTTGACTTTTGGAAGTGGCAAGTTTTGCGCCGACGTTTAGGCCAGCTATCTCTTCTTGCGACTCGATACGCGCCATCTCTAGCTCGAGTCGGTCGTTCTTCTCTGCGGCGTCAATCTGCATCTTCTGCCGCTTGAGTTCGAGTTCACCCTTCTTAATCTCCAGCTCTTGCATCTGCATCTGGACGATTGGGTCTTGCGCTGTCTGCTGTGCCTGCTGCTGTGCAGCTTCGGCTTGGTTCTTCTGGAGCAGTTGTTGCGCTGCCTGTGCAGCTAGACGGGAGACAGCCAGTTCGGTGTCTTTGTCCATCTCTGCCTCTGGTGGTGGCAGCGGTACACCGGCCTGTGCTTCGACTTGCTTACGGTATTCGAACGCAAGGTGTTCAGCTATATGCGCTTGCATTGCACTCATCATAGACTGTGCATTAGGGTTCTGGCCCAGAAGCTGCATAATCTTAGGGTCTTGCATTGCGGTAGTGTGCACCATGATATGTGCTTCGTGGTCTTGGTAGATAAACGCCTTAACGGGCTTACCGTTAATGATGTCCATATTTTCTGACACAGGGTCACGCGGCTTCATGTCGTCACCATCTTTGAGTGGTACGAGCTTCTGCGCGTTCTTGATACCTAGCACCTCAAGCATCTGACGGTGTAGATAGGGCAGGTCGTAGATTTGCGGCGCGCCCTGTGCCAACTGGATAACAGCCTGATACTGTACAATCTTCTGCGCCATAGTGGCA